GGGTAATACAACTATTTACAGAAAAGGTACACCAATCCATGTCAGAGGCTCATTATTATACAACAGCCAAGTTGATGACCTTTCATTAAATAAAAAATACACAAAAATCAAAAACGGCGAAAAGATTAAATTCGTCTATTTGAAAACGCCAAATCGTATACATGAAAATGTAATCGCATTCCCTGATTACTTACCAGACGAATTTGGTTTACACAAATATATTGACTTTGAATTGCAATTCCAAAAAACATTCTTGGACCCAATTCAACCAGTATTGGATGCTGTAGGGTGGTCACCTGAAGAGATATCTACATTGGAGGATTTCTTTGGATAAACACTGTACATTTATTAATAAGTATGGTATAATACTACAAAATGGAGAAAACTTATGAAAGAACTAAAAACTGAACAACTTCTAGTAAGACTCGTATCAGGAGAAGAAATTGTTGGTGATGTTACATTAGGAACTGATTCACTTACAATTGAAAACGGTTATAACCTATTGCCAGGTGGTGAAGGTAAAATCGCTTTTATTCCTTTTATGGCTTACACAGAAGCACACAAAGGCGTTACAATTAGTAACAAACACGTATTATTTACGGTAAAACCAGTTGGCCAACTTGCTGACCAGGTTAACCAAATGTCAGGTAAAAAAGGACCATCAATCCAAGTACCTAACAAGGATATCATAGTACCAAAATGATAAAAACAATTGAACATGTAACAGATTGGATAAAGGCAGACGAAGTACCTACGCTATCAGTTCCTCAATATGAAGAATGGGTAACAGAATATGGCAAATTTACTGGTTCTAAAGACCCAGGAGGAAATCAAATCCATGGGGTATATCAATGGGCACATAAAAACGATTTAGAAAAAATTGGCGAAAAAGTTATTCACGGAGACATTGGATATATCGGAACCGCGCTTAGAGATATTATTGGTAGAACAAGAGCAGTCACTGTACCAAAGGGAGCACATCCAATTAAGATGCTTTTGGCAGCAGGTGATTATGATGTTGAAGACTTAAGAGTTAGATATCTATTTATTAAGAATGCAGCTGATACAGTTAAGTTTGCTAATGGTCGAAAGCTCGAGACATATTTACATGACGAAATGGATAAAAAATTTGGTTATAGATATAAGTGGGTAAATGCTCAACTGAGTAACGATAATAAACACAATTATGTTTTAAAGAATTGGAGAGAACTTACATATATGCAAGCAATAAAGATTCTACCAGAAGTAATTGAGATAACAAAACTATTAGGTGCAAATCATATTGCATCAGAAGTAGAACAAATAGTTAATGGAGACTATAATGAGTAAAGATTGGGTAAAAGACATATCAGATATGCACTACAAATATGGCGTAAAGATGTGGATGCACAAGAATAAAGACGATGCTGAAAAGCTACGTAAGTATCTAGAATTTAGAGTTAAGTTTATAAGAGAAGAACTAATGGAAACAGAAGCAGCTCTTACAAATAATGACCCAGAAGAAATTGTCGATGGATTAATTGATTTATGTGTTGTTGCTATTGGTACACTTGACGCATTCGGGATTGACCCATATAAAGCATGGGACGAAGTACTCAAAGCAAATCTTTCAAAAGAAGTAGGTGTAAAAGAATCTAGGCCAAATCCACTTGGATTGCCAGATTTAATTAAACCAGAAGGCTGGGAGGGTCCAGACCACAGCGGTAATCATGGTTTCTTTAACAATATTTGATTCGATATACGATAACAAAACTGAAAAACGAATGGACTACAATTCATTCGATGAGTTTGAGCAAGTTTTATATCGTTTAGCAGAACAGAAAAAGTATCTTAAGAAAAAAGATGCACCTTTAATTAGTCCAGCAATTTATAAGACCGAAACTACTCGAGCAAATTCCAATGTCACGGGCTGGGGTGGTTTCGGCATCCTTGATATTGATGACTATGATGGTGATGTAAAAGATATCGAAAAGAAATATTCTCAATACAGATATGTTTGTTATTCAACAGCATCATCTACTATAGAAAAACCAAAGTTTCGTTTAGTATTTCCACTAACTGAAGCTGTTCCAGCAGATAAAATCAAACACTTTTGGTATGCATTAAATAAAGAGATAGGAGATATCGCAGATGCACAAACTAAAGACTTATCCAGAATGTACTACGTACCAAGTCAATACGACGGAGCTTTCAATTTCATATTCTCACATGATGGAAAACTTATGGAACCAATGGCACTCATGGAAAAACACAGATACGTTGTACCAAATGAATCATTTTTCGATAAGTTACCAGATGCAATCAAAAAGGGACTCATCGAACACAGAAAAGGACAACTTAACAACACTAACTATTCTTGGACCGGATATATGGACTGTCCTTTTGTAAACAAAAATCAAGTTGAAGAATATAAAACAATTAATGGAACTGGCTGGTATAGTAAAATGTATCAGATTATGGTATCGACTGCAGG